GGCCCCCCGGTACTTGTGGCGTACAAGTACATGGGTTACGCTTCCAAAAGAAGCTACCCACGCCAATCCGTAAGGGAAGGACCATCCCGATGTGCCCAATCATAACGCAAAATAGGGAAGATCTTCCAATCCATGCCACGGGCCAATGGCGCGTGGCTGGGAGGGAAGCTCCTTATCTTCCGTTTGATTGGTATCGGGCCTCTCGGTTTGAAACGACTACGTCGTTCCGATCCGTTCGTCGCGGATCGGAGGATCTCACCGATGAGGATGGTTTCACAGGAAGCGTTGGTTCTCGTTTAGAGTTCCAACGTGAACTTGCGAAGAGTGATCGGGAGTTAGGGAAACCTCCTTCTGACACTGGTCACGAGTTCAAGTCTGTCAAGCGGACTATAGAACTCCCAACAACAAATTGGGGATTCTACCGCGCCACAGGACACCCGTTCTGGGGCAGAGATACGGTTAGCTTATCTGGAGCGCTTGCGCTTCCAGTTGCTAACTATAATCTCAGCCCTCTATGGCCCGACCCAGTTGAACCCAGCTTAGCTGAGATCAACATGGACGGAACCAGAGGGTTTAACGACACTCTTCCTACGAAACCACATGCAGGGTTGATGCAATTTTTAGGTGAGTTGAGGGAACAACTTCCTCAGCTCATCGGCCACGCGTTCTGGAAGGATGCCATCGGACCTCGCGGTCTTGGTGGCGAATACCTTAACATTACGTTTGGCTGGAGGCCGTTTATCAACGACCTGCTAAAAATGGCCCGCGCGGTGAAGATAGGTAATGACCTACTTCGCCAGTATATGCGCGACTCCGGTCGTCAAATTCGACGTCGGAGGACCCTGTTCGAGGGACAGGCTTTATCACAAGTCTGGAATGGCTATGGGAATGTCACTTACCCGAAAGCTGGGGAAGGACTTCCTTTTAGCCCTGAAGGATTTGTGGCCTATCCCGGAGTCGGAAACATTTCTGATACTGTGTATCAGAAAGTTTGGTTCTCTGGAGCATGGACTTACCTGCTCGCTGACTTGTCCTCATGGATCAAGAAAGCGGAACGGTTCGACCAGGAGGCTGACCGCCTTCTTGGCAGTCGTTTGACGCCTGCTGTGCTCTGGGAACTGACTCCATGGTCCTGGATGTTCGACTGGTTCGGCAACTTCTCTGCAGTTGTGCAGAATGCCGATGCTTTAACCAGCGACTCCCTCTCGTTGCGATATGGCTACGTGATGCATCACTATGTGGTGCGTCGCGAAGTCATTACATACGGGATGTATGATTTCCAAGGAAATCGTCTCCCGGCTGTGAGGATGTATCTTACGTTTGATAGTAAGACACGTACTCGCGCAACGCCTTACGGCTTTGGTCTTGACCCCTCGAGCTTTAGCCCGAGGCAATGGGCCATCGTAGGGGCTCTTGGTGGAACCAAGACACCCCGCGGTCTCAGGCTGGATGAACCTCCCCAGCCGCGCCTGAAGCCCCAAAAGGGCTACAAGAGACCACCCCGGACTCCGAGAAAGCCTCGGATCCGAGCCTGAAGGAGCATTGCCATGTCTTTCGCTGACCCTCAATCCGTTACGATCAGTGGCACTACCGTCCCGCTTCCGCGGGTCAGTAGTGGCGTGAATAGTGGGAGTTTCGGCTCTGCCGATAACACCACTCTTCTCTCCGTTAGCCATCAGTACGGCCGACGGAACCGTCGTAGCGTGCGGCTCTCAAATGCCAAGATCTCTGCGGACCCAATGACCCCTTCTCAGAACGTTCGTTCATCCATGAGCGTTACGCTCGTGGTGGACACGCCTGTGAACGGGTACTCGGTCGCAGAGGCCAAGGCTGTCGCAGATGCGCTTGTCGCGTATCTGACGGCATCAACGGGAGCTCGGGTCACCCAGCTTCTGGGTGGAGAAAACTGACCTGCTAATGGCTCACGCCACAACAGGTTAGCCAGTTTTCAGCGATCTAAGACATGGCTGAGGATCG